GCCCCTTTCGGTATTCGTCAACAGCACTACGCTCAGACACGTTTCGATAATTTTCGGAATCCTCTGTTTAAAGCCGTGGCTCTAAAGGTTGGATCCTACTTATCTATTGTTATAAGTTGCATGATCCGTAAAGGCTAAGGAGAAAACTAAAATAACTCCTAAACCCCCATCGAAAGATGGAGATCAAGCAATCAGGCTTAGTAATTAAAATTTATATATCCAATAATAAATCCGACAAGGATCTTATTATACCGCTGTATTGAGAGAAAACTAATCATATATATTTTACGTATATGTTAGAAAAAGCAAATACCCGACCCGAAGGTTTGTCACGTTATATAATAAGATGTTCTTTAAAGACCATCCTTATTGTTAAGGTGAAGCACCGCTGTAGATTAAGAAATTAATCTACCCTACCCGAAGGCTTGTCGCGTTATACTTGCCTAATCTCCAATAAAGACTACCATCCTCTTCTCTTAAATTCAGAATCCCAATTTGATAATTCAAATCAAGTGAATTGTGGAAAGGGTTTATCAGACCCGAGGAATCCGTCTTTTGCACCATGGAAATAATTATAATCATTAAACTGCGTATCAATAGGTGGCGTGACCACCGTGCATCATTACCTGATTACAATCCAAGACTCTTTAGTCCTAATGTATTATCTAGTAAACCATATCCCTAACTTTTATTGGCCAACATCACTTCTTTAAATAATTATCTTTAAAGAAAGAGAGGTTGAAAAATTCAAATTAGAGAATCAGGTCCTCTGCCGTTATATTATAATAACCCCAGTCGTGAACTGGACGCATCAAAGATTACTGATTTTTAGGGTCCTAGATCTTACGCACCGCTGTACTGAGAAATAACATCTAATTATATTTTAGGTAATTAGAAGAACAAACACAGTACCCAACCCGAAGGTCTATCACGTTATACGTAAGATTGTATACCACACATTAGAAATAATGTCTACTATTATTGTTTTAGAGACACCATTGACTTAGTTGATCGAGCAAATTTTGAATATTTAACTCAATTTTTGACCATCCGACTCAAAGTAATTTTGGCCATCTGATCTTGACGATGGAAGATATCCCTTTGGATCATAAGAGAACCAATTTCTGATTCTAACTCATTGAGTTCCACTCATAATAATGATAAATCGAGTGGCTTATCTGCCTTAATTAGACCTCTATCTGAGGCTTCTTGAGGATCTTCAATAATCAATTTCAGGTCCCTAATCTTGATAATAGTATCTAAGAACGGTTCTCGATATACCAATTCCTTGATCATATCGAAAACATGTTGTAACTTGTCAGGTCCAGGATTTTCAACGTACTTTCCACCAATAGATTGGTTGGAAAAACGAATTAAATCTCGTTCCCAAATCAAATTACTTTCCCTAAAATGGGGAAACTTAGATAATCTATCACCCGAGTGAGGGATGATACCATATCACTCCCTATCTCGCTTTACAGTCACAAAGGACCATAAAGGTCTCGCCTTTTCTTCTAAAATCATAAGACGAGAAAGTAGAGCATCACGCTCATCTTTCAATAGAGCACGAAGAGCCAAAAGTTCTTTACCCTCTGTTCAATTATACTTAGAACCTAAACCGGTTTTAAGTGATAATCAATCAGGGATAGATCAACGTTTGACACCATAAGGTGAATAGAACATAACAATTCTATCTCTAGCCCGTCTTCCCATTTTATAAAGAAGAGAGCCAAGGTTTCCTTTAACCTTGTAACCAAAAGAGAACAGATCAAGGAATGACACCAAACTCAATTTGTACTTTCGTGCAAATTCGAGTGAGGCTGGGATCATTTGTTTTGCAACCCAATATTCAGTTATTGGGATTGCAGAAACATCCGTACCTTTATAAAAAGTACGTTTGATGAACTCCAATGCCGTTCCTTTTTCCGAAATTAGACTTTTATGAAGTCCAATTTTAACTCCAATTAAATTACAAAGTTTAACATACTCCTTGGCTACTGTAGTGTTTGATATAACAATATCATCCCCTACAATGGCATAAGCATCAAATCATCCATAATATCCATTTATGGTAAATGGTTGAAGTTTTGACCTAATAAATGCTCATTGGACAATAAAATGATGTAATAAACCCATACTATGGAAGCTAGATTTAGCCCCCATAGGTTGGCCAACAGAATAATTAACTGTTGTGTTAAGATTATAATCCTGGTTTTTAACCCGATATGATCTTCCAACAAGGATATCACGTCACAAATTGGCCAATGTATCTCCAATAAGGTATCTTAAAATGATAACCTGTAAAGAAATAGGTAATCTATCTGTTGCTGATTTTAAATCATAACAGTAGAAGGGACCTTTTGGGTACCTTTTTAATAACCTATTTAATGGAGACAGCTGAGATTTGGTTCCATCTTGAGGAATCTTCTCTAAGAGTGAAGCCTGGAGAGACATCAATGGATCTAATAACCATTGTGTCCAACAGTCCACCATAGCGAAGACCCTAACCTTACCTGCCGCTTCTTCAACAAACCCTAAGGA